CCGGTCGGTATCGTACGTAAGTGGTGGGAGAGTACCTCTGGGCTCTTTCACAAGAGTCCATTCGTGAGCACTATGGGTGATTCCCATAGTGCTCTTCCGCCCTCGTAAGAGGGAACGGGTTAACGTCTAAAAGCGTTGTGCCCTTGAATAAGGCACGAAAATGTCATCAGGCAGTATTGTACGTGTGATGCCCAACAATCAGAGTTCATGGTGGAAAGTATGGAACGGTGATAACAACCCGTCGGAAGACAGGTTCACCGAAAATGGCTACGTCATGAACATCGACAGTTGGAATCACGCACTGGTGACATGGGGAGGACCGTATTGGGCGCCGGGGTCCGGGTACTTAGGTTTTGGCAATCAACGCAAAACCTTTACACTACCCGCAAACGACGCACTTTCGCTCATAGGGCAACTGCAAGAAAACGTTGCCGGTCATAGCTTTAACGCTTTGATCGCTGCAGCTGAGTTGCCTGAATCCCTCAGTATGGTTGTCAATACGCTAAGTACGTTGTACCAAGCCTACCAGCAGACCAAGAAAGGTGATTTCGGCGGTGCCGCGAGAACTTTTGCAAGGGCTGCGGCTGGGTCGGGTGCACCCGTAGTTCATAGCAAACGCACAGGAGAACCATACAGGCGCAAAAACACAGCGCCAATGAAGGGTACCGACGTTGGTGATGCATGGCTCTCGTTATCGTGGGGTTGGATACCTATGATTAACGATATTTACCAGGCGATGCAGGCTTACGCAAAGAAACGCGAACAGCCGCGCGTGCTCAAGACCCGTGCTAAAAAGACGAGTAAGGGCATAGCGTTTATCAACATCACTGGTGGTGGCGGATTGTTTCCCGCCAACTACACGTGTTCCCTAGCTTATAGGGTAAGGTACGTTGAGCAGGGCCTTGTCGCGGAACTCGGTTTAAACGACCCAGCTTCTGTGATTTGGGAGAAAATTCCGTTCAGTTGTGTCTTCGACTATTTCTTACCAGTCGGCGACTATCTGGCGGCACTATCTTTCGTAAGGTCCTTGTCCTACGGTGCTTCGTCCACCGAATTCTCACTCGTGGAGGGCCAGCGACGGTCCGTGCCGTGCAATACGGTCGGAGCTTATTATGAGTCGCCCCACAACAGCCAATGCAGTGCACCTGGTTCGGATCCCGCAACATTTATACCGTTGCGAAAAGATCAGATCTGGGGTTCGCACTCTATGGCGACGACGACAGCGAAGTATGTATGGATACGACGCACAGCGAATGCTACACTGGCGGTACCAAAACCGTCTTTAAAGTCGCTGGAAAAGGCCTTTTCAACGGCCCATACGGCCAACATGGCAGCACTTGTTTATGGCTTCATCGCTGGAGCCACGGGTGTTCCATCGTCACGTCTTCCGCAGAATAGCGGAGGGCTTCGTAACTTCTTAAATTGATAGGTAAAACAAATGGCACAACAAGCCAATATCACCGTCTTTGACGGCGCCGCTGTCCCGATCTCTCACTTGCTGGTTGCCCTTGGCGTCAAATCAGACGTCCTCTTGGGTGAACAAGCGTACTGGAGAGAGAATCTCGGTTCCCTGCCGGAACAGGCGCAGGTTCGGGTATCTTTCTTCAAGAAAGTGCTGAAGAGCGGTTTTACGCGGTACGAGGTACGCTTTGAGACTCCAGTGATGGAGAGCGTCTCAGGTGTCAACGCCTTTGGGTATACCGCAAGTCCGAAGGTCGCGCACGTGCCCCAGGTCTCCGTCGTGTCTTACATGTCGCCACGCTCGACGTACAACGAAAAGATGCTGCTTCTGCAGATCGTTCGGAACTACTTCAATAACGTGGCAACGTCGGTACCAGCGGTTACGGCCGGCGCAATGGCAGAGTTTCTCACGTCCGGCATCATGCCTTCCTAGGCGATGTCGGGCCAGACTGCTTTGCTCATGCTCGCAGCTGTCATCTTCGCGATGTTTGTTTTATGCGTAGATGCCGGTTGCGACTTCTATGTCCACAGTTTCATACCGTACAAGGAATGTGAAAATGGCTGCTATCACACCCGCAGTTTGGACAGAACCCTATGGCGAGACGCTCTCTTCAAAGATTTTGGAGCATCTCTCGACTAGGCACGCCCTCAGGGGCGGCGCACTTGGGCTCGAACTTCTCTCGCATCTTCGGAGAGGGGATATCGAATACCTTGTGCGTTATCCAGTACATGAGTATCAATCGCAGGACGGGCTCAATCCTTTAGAGCTCGCCAACGTACGACAGATGTTGGGTTTCTATCAAAAGAACTCGACTCTGAGTCTTCCCGGGGTTGACCCGGAGGCTGCTGCGAAGCAATCATGGCTGGAAGCCGAAGCGCAGTGTCAATCAACAAACGCGCTGATTAAAGGAGCACGGGGTCACCTTGAGTGGCCTGACGACTTGTCGTCAGGGGAACCACCGAAGTGGACGACCTCCGTTAGTCTCGTGCCGAACTTCGTGAAACTTCTCACGAAGATGCGCGGGCTTATCAAAACTGCTCTTGGCCCAGCGCCGAGTATTGACGAACTAGACCTGCGTTACGGGCCCGGTTCCACGGCGACAATAAAAAGAAACTGTAGCTGCCCGCAGGAGAAATTCGCGGAGCAGATTACGTGTAGCTCTAAACTGTTCGCGTCCGGGGTATTACCGACGCTTCTCGGCTCTATGCCTCACTATTTGGAGAACAGCAGCTCATCAACGTATGAGACGAGCTACTCCTGTACTGAGACAGGCGATGAAGTCGAAGTGTATTCTGTAGAATGCCGTCTTATCGACGGTAGTGTGCAGTTTGTCCTCAAAAATGCGTTGACTCGACGTTCAATGGAAAGTCAGCCTACCCTAAACTCAATGTTTCAACTGGGTTTGGGTGGGAAGATGACCCAACGAATGCATCACGCAGGGATTAATCTAACTGACCAGGGTAAGAACCGCGCCCGGGCCAAAATGGGTTCGCTTGACGGCGAATCTGTGACGATTGATCTCACCAGTGCTTCCGATATGAAAGCCACTGAACTTGTCAGGGAAGTTTTAGACCCTGGTTGGTTTCGGCTGCTTGACGCAGCAAGGTGCGCTACGACAACACTAGATGGCGAAACAATCCGCCTGGAAAAGTTTTCCGCTATGGGTAACGGTTTCACGTTCCCATTGGAGACTGTTATTTTCTGGGCAATATGCCATTCCGTTGCGGAACACCGCAGCGATATACTGTGTTACGGAGATGACATAATCGTTCACGCAAGTGATGCTGAAAATGTTATTGCGGCCCTGAACATGTGCGGCTTCAAGGTTAATACCAAGAAGTCGTATCTGAAGGGTCCCTTCCGTGAGTCGTGTGGGAGTGATTGGTACCGAGGTTTGTCCGTTCGGCCGTATTATCAGAAAACCGTAATTACGGCTCGTGAACTCTTCAAGCTATACAACTTCTACATTCGGAACCAGGAATTCGGTGAAAAACCGGGTACCTTTTCGAACGTTGTTCTTAGCTATATCCACCCCGATCTCCTTCGCTACGGCCCTGACGGGTACGGCGATGGACATCTCATTTCTGCATACTACGTACTGCGCAGGAATAGGATGATGAAGCGGTCTGGGTGGGGAGGAGGCTTCTTTCGCACGTTCCGGTTGCAAGGTGCTAAGATTATTAGCAGGTTCCCTTGTGACTACGTGACGCCACTGTATGTAACTTATGCAAGTGGCGATTCGTCAGATCCTGACGGCTTATGGCGTAAACCCTGGGTTGATACGACTCCTGTACAGTTCCTCCTATCGAAAACTTACCGAAATGGTGAGTTAGAAACGGTTGGTCGGCCTGTGTGGGATGTTCCTCTATCGCCCAATACGGATAATGCGCCGTATGAAGAAGCGGACATCTACACATTTTGCGAAGGGTTGTATC